CGTTTTTACCCGATATGGGAATTCCCATATCGTAATGAATTCAGTTCCCTAGTCGATCCATCAAAAACACAACCAGGCAGTAAACGCCCACAACAGCAATAACAGCCAGCGCACCTTCCATTGCCAGTGATATATCATCCGACATATTCCCTCCTTTGGTGTTAATCCCGGCGAACGTTTTTACCCCCACCGACAAATAACATATACTAAAAAGGTGATAGCCATAGCAACGCCTGTAATTGCAAATGCTTCAGGCCAGTTCATTGGCGCACCTCCTGCGGCGGTTCTGGTAGCGGCATCCAGTCGGTTACATTGCGGCTCTGTGTTTCGAAAAATTCATCACCATCACGGACTACATCAAAAAACTCACCGTCTCGATATTGCGCATAAAGAACGAATGCGCCATCACATAAAATAATTACGTGCTGACCGTCATCCGGCATTCGCTCACTACAGCTTATCCAACCATCCAGAGTTACCGGATGGTTGGTTGACGTTTCCGAGATTTCCCGAAAATTATTGGTTGACGAACCCTTCTTTTCCCGAAAGTTTCCAGCCTGAAGCATGGCGGCGCTGTCTGGCGGGGCAGCATATAGCGGCACGTATATTTCCGGTTCCTTATCAGCACCGGGTTGCTCTTCCAGTGAGAATGTCTTTCCGGTAAATCGATTCATATAAAGCACGGGCTCTGCTTCCAGCGAAGCCTGAGCAACAAGGGCCAGTGCTAAATCCAACTCAATTGCCTCGAGAGAATTTTTGAATGCTGTCTGTTTTACTGCAAATTTCATCGCCTTTACATTTTCACTAACATGACTGATTAACTGCTCTTTTGTAAAAGTGGTCATCTCATTCTCCTTTGATGCGAATGCCAGCGACAATTGAAGCCTGATAGCTAATTTACTCACAGTACCGCCTCCTGAAAATTCCCCTGATAGAAAGCCAGCACGCGCTGCATAACTTCACTATTCCGGCACTCGCGACAGATTATGTTCAGGCGTCTATCGTAGCGGCGAATTTCTCCGTCTGGTAACTTTCGAATCAATGTCTGGTCAGTTGTTTTCTCCGGTGTCTTACGCCATACGCGATACACCTGTTCTGATGCAAAAACACCGTATTTACCGGACATGTATAAATCGCCACAAGCCAGTACATCCACAAGGCAACGTCTGACTGAATGCCAGCCTGCTCCCGTCGCTCTCTCCAGTTGCGATATCGTCATGCGTTCATTTTTGCGTACCAATCCGATAATTCGTGCCTTCAGTTCTTCCCGCTGTTCGTGTGTAAAAGGTTTCGCCATAAGCGCCTCCGGCAATCACTTTTCCGACACAATACGACCGGATGAATCGACAATCTGTCGAACAATATCCCGGTGCTTGTTCAGCTCCCGCAGCGCGGCGCAGACTCGCTCCCACTTCTGGACCTGTTTTTTGGCGCGACGAAGTTCTCGACTGGCAGCATGCAGCGATGGAAGCATCACCGAACTGGCAGATTTTTCGGTGAATGATGGAACTTCTCGGATAAACTCATCTGTACTGGCCTTTGCCGTGCTCTCTGATGCCAACGGAAAACGATTCATTTCATCGCCTGCCGCGCTGTTTTCTGCGTCATGGTGTGATTGCTTATTCTGCGATGATAAGGCGCTCAAATCGCCGTTTTCGACATCAGGCATTTTGTAACGGAATTTTCCGTTGCTGATCTCGCGTACCAGGCGTCTCGTTGCTGTTACCACCGCCAACGTGGAAGCAACCTTACGAGTGCTGACACCGAACTTCCCCGCCAGTTCCTCACAGGTTTTAGCCCCCTCCTGAGAGATAAACTCAATCATCATGTCAGCGCTAACTTTTGGAGCGACCTCTTCGGTCAGCATATCCTGTGTTTCAGATTTTACTGGCCGCTCTTCGGTTACCCGGGATTCACCTTCGACAGCCAGAAACCAGGTGTGACCCGTTTTATCAACAACGCCATTTTTTTTGAGCTCCCACAGTTCGTTGAGAACTTCTTCACGGCTGATATCAAGTCGTGCCGCCAGTTCAACAGAATTGGCTTTTCCCATCGCTTTCAGTGCATGTAATACGGTTTCCATCGAAAATTTACCTCGTCAAAAATTCTCACATACCCTGACGTCCAACGTTTGACCGCCAGCTCTCCCAGTTAAAATTCACCCAACGACCACCGTTCATGGTCATCCGGTCCATAATCCTCTCACCAAGAAGCGTGCTCATTGCGGCATGATTCAGGTTTGTCAGCATCCCGACACTGCGCAGTGATGCCGTCCGGCGGTCAACAATCTGGTGCAGTACCACCTGCTCGTTTTTCGTCTCACGCTGGATGCCAATTTCGTCAAGAACCAGGAGGTCCACTTCGCACAGTTCACGCAAAAATTTTTCCCCTGACAGTCCGTCGTCATAGCTGGCATGTAACGCGCTCATCACATCCGCCACGGTGACCACTATCACGGATTTACCGGCCTTCAGCAGACGATTACCCACAGCCGCCGCCAGATGATTTTTTCCGGTTCCCGGATTCCCGCTGAACACGAAGTTTGTATAACCGGTCATCAATTCATCGACAATGGATTTCGCCTGGCTCAGAGCATGGCGCTGACCGTCGTTCTGCACCCGGTAGTTCCCGAATGAGCACTTCCTGTGAAGCGGCTGGATGCCCGCACGGTTCAGGATTTTTTCAACCCGCGCCTGATGATTCAGGCGGTTAATTTCCTCGCTGCGCTTACGGCCCTCAGCCAGTTGCCATTCCCGCCATTCGTCGGTCGTCCGGAACGGTGCTGCCACGTGCGGTGGTGCCAGACGGCGCACCCGTTCAAGAATCCCTCCAGTCGAAATGTTTTTCATGGCTGATTACCCCCTGAAACCCGGCGGAATTTCGGTGTCCGGTTCAGAAATGTGATTCACGCAACGCAGGCTGACTGCGCCAGCCTTCGGCAGCGACCACGGATTTTCGAAATTCCTGTTCGGGCCAAAAAACGTCGATGCCTGCTGAACAAATTCAGTTCCCGCTTTCCCGGTAGCCTCCAGGTATCTTGCGTAACGCCTCACGCCATCCAGCACGACATCCGGTGACACCCCTTCGCGTAATCTGGCCCTCCAGGCATTGAACGCGGATTTCTTCGGGTTTGACCCTGCCCGATGCGGATATTCACGCCAGACCCGTTCGAACACGTCAGGATAATCAACTCGTCCCGCAGACGGTCCCGGCATCGCCCGGGTTAACCCAATCGGCTTCCCGCTCATCGCGGAATCGGCTTCAGGCTGCTGCGGTTGGCGTTGTTGCTCCGGTTCGACGATCAGCACCTGCTGCACACAACGCCCGGAATCTGCTTCCGGTGTCGTGCCAGCTGGTCCTGGACGTTCAGTCAGAACAGGACAAAAATCCCCCTGTGGGTCCGTGGCGATTTTTTCGCCATGGACCAGAAGGGTTTTATCCCTTTCCTGTTCCTGTTCCTGTTCTTGGCTTGAAAGGGGCTCTGAAGGGGCTTCAATTTTCCGACATGATTCACGTCTGACATCCAGGTGGAAATCATCCTTATATCTATCATAAAAGGATGATAAAAAAGGATTTTCCAGCAACGCGGAATATTCATTTCTTACCCCAGCACAACGGTTATCGCCAGGTTTCAGCGATTCACCAACCTGCCATGCTGCCATTTCATGCACCCATACAACCTCAGAATCATGGTCATAGCTGCAAAAACCAGCCTCGCAAGCCATTTGAAGCCCCTTAGAAGCCCCTTCAGGAGCAAGTCCGGTTTCGTGAGCAATGTACAAAACAGGCAGGTAATAAAGGCCCAGCATATTGGAATGAGGCGAGGTCATCATATACAACGCCACTACCATACATTCCGGACCAGACTTCCTTAGTTTTCGCCCTGTATCGCCTAACCAGAACTGAGGTGAAATTGTTGCGTAATTACGCATAGTCCCCTCGCATACAAGATTTACTCCATACCGCAGACGGTCCCGGTATCTCCCGGGTTAACCCAATCGGCTTCAGGCTGCTGCGGTTGGTGTGACTGCACATTGGTGTGACTGCACATCTTCACAGACGGTCCCGGTATCTCCGGGTTAACCCAATCGGCTTCAGGCTGCTGCGGTTGGTGTTGTTGCTGGCGAAATTCTTCCAGATGTGGCAGAATTATTCCCGTGTATTGCTCCATGCCCTGCCTGAATATCAGATATTCATCAGGATTTGCTCAGAACGTCCGGCCCCAACCGGACGTTTTTTATTTGCATGAACGTTAATGGCATGCTGGAAAGCCCGGCTGATCGGACTGATATCAGATGCCATCTGGAACGCGCATAAAATCGCCGCGATGTATCGCCAGTCGGTACGACTGACCTTCGATTCATGGCAGCCAATCATCTTTGCCAGTCCCCTTTGCGTCAGAGCTGACAGGTTGATGAGTAAATCTGTTTCTGCGCGATCAACGTCACGCTGGGATAGTTTGCTGTAACTTGTTTGTGTCATTTCTTATGATTTCCAATAGTGAATAGCTAGTTGAAAGGTATGCGTGGAAACGCATATGGCCTTAGTTGGTCAGATATCTTGGGACTCGCTTTGTCAGCGACGTAGGACGAATGTCCATTGTGAAAAGAGCGGTGTTACTTATGCAGTTGTTTTTTTGTTACTTGGGAAGGGCTTTATTTCTTCCGCATAAACGCTTCCATCAGCGTTTATAGTTAAAAAAATCTTTCGGCCTGCATGAATGGCCTTGTTAATCGCGCTTTGATATACGCCGAGATCTTTAGCCGTCTTGGTTTGCCCAAAGCGTATTGCATAATCTTTCAGGGTTATGCGTTGTTCCATACAACCTCCTTAGTACATGCAACCATTATCACCGCTAGAGGTAAAACAGTCAACACGCACGGTGTTAGATATTTATCCCTTGCGGTGATAGATTTAACGTATGAGCGCAAAAAAGAAACCATTAACACAAGAGCAGCTTGAGGACGCACGTCGCCTTAAAGCTATTTATGAAAAAAAGAAAAATGAACTTGGCTTATCCCAGGAATCTGTCGCAGACAAGATGGGGATGGGGCAGTCAGGTGTTGGTGCTTTATTTAATGGCATCAATGCATTAAATGCTTATAACGCAGCATTGCTTGCAAAAATTCTCAACGTTAGCGTTGAAGAATTTAGCCCTTCAATCGCCAGAGAAATCTACGAGATGTATGAAGCGGTTAGTATGCAGCCGTCACTTAGAAGTGAGTATGAGTACCCTGTTTTTTCTCATGTTCAGGCCGGGATGTTCTCGCCTGAGCTTAGAACCTTTACCAAAGGTGATGCGGAGAGATGGGTAAGCACAACCAAAAAAGCCAGTGATTCTGCATTCTGGCTTGAGGTTGAAGGTAATTCCATGACCGCGCCAACAGGATCCAAACCTAGTTTTCCTGACGGGATGTTAATTCTGGTTGACCCTGAGCAGGCTGTTGAGCCAGGTGATTTCTGCATAGCCAGACTTGGTGGTGATGAGTTTACCTTCAAGAAACTGATCAGGGATAGCGGACAGGTGTTTTTACAACCACTAAACCCGCAATATCCAATGATCCCATGCAATGAGAGTTGTTCCGTTGTGGGGAAAGTTATCGCCAGCCAGTGGCCAGAAGAGACGTTTGGGTGATTGTTTTATTTTTCACGTAATAGGATGATTTATGACACAGTTTCAACTTGCATTAATCGCTAGAGAAGTTGATGGAGAAGTCATCCATCTTCGCACCAAAGACGGATACATCAATGCCACCGCGATGTGCAAGTCTGCGGGGAAGCTACTTGCTGACTATACACGACTAAAAACAACACAAGATTTTTTTGATGAATTATCACGCGATATGGGGATTCCCATATCGGAGTTAATTCAATCATTTAAAGGCGGAAGAGCAGAGAATCAAGGGACTTGGGTTCATCCAGACATCGCAATTAATTTAGCTCAGTGGCTATCTCCAAAATTTGCAGTGCAAGTATCGAGATGGGTGCGTGAGTGGATGTCAGGTGAAAGAGCGCCTGCCGAACTCCCTATCCACCTTAAGCGGTATATGACAAACCGAGGCAGAGTTCCTCATACGCACTTTTCTATGCTTAATGAACTGACGTTTAACTTGGTTGCGCCACTTGAACAGGCCGGATATACGCTGCCAGAAAAAATGGTCCCTGATATTTCAGAGGGTAGGGTTTTCTCGCAATGGCTCCGTGACAACCGGGGGGTTGAGCCGAAGACATTCCCAACATATAACCATGAGTACCCAGATGGCCGGACATTCCCGGTACGTCTATACCCAAACGAATATCTTGCAGATTTCAAACAACACTTCAACGAAGTGTGGCTGCCTCAGTACGCTCCTAAATATTTTGCTGAACGAGACCAAAGGGCATTGACGTTGATTGAGAAAATCATGCTACCTGACCTTGATTCCTAAATGTTATTCCCGGCCACAGAGCCGGGTTTTCTTTGCCTCACCCCCCCACCTAAAGACACATAACCAAATGTATTTATTGAAAAATAAATAGATACAACTCACTAAACATCGCAATTCAGATCTCTCGATCACCTCCCAAGCCACTCAACCCTGCAAAAAATAAATCCATATAAAAAACATACAGATAACCATCTGCGGTGATAAATTATCTCTGGCGGTGTTGACATAAATACCACTGGCGGTGATACTAAACACATCAGCAGGACGCACTACTCACCAGGGCGGTGAATATACAACGATTCAAATATGAATCTACGGCGCTGACAAAGCGCAATAACCAAAGTGAACTTTGGGGTGTGGTGAAGGGTTCATGGACGGGAATATGTCGCACGTAAAGCGGCGAGGCCTGCGGGACTATTGCCGAATTGAAGTAGGCCGAAACAGGTCGAAATGGGTCTCCCACCTACCACACCACCAAAGTTCATCAGGAGGTCTATATGACACGCAGAACTCAGTTCAAAGGCAATTCACGTTCTCGTCGTCGTGAGCGTTTAAAGGCAAAGGCATTAGCTAACGGCGTGCTGGCCCGCGAAGAAGCAATAAGTTCAGAAGTATTACACCGCCCTACTCTAAGCAGAGCGCAGATTCAGGCTAAAGGTACTCACGAAACGCCTGAGCGCATAGAAGACGCTAAGCCAATTAAGTTCATGGCACAGGACGTGATCTGGCAACAGAAAGAATACAGACACAATCTGGAGCGAGCAGCCATTGTGTACGCGAATGAGTTTGGACATAAGCAACCAGAAACTGGTGTATGTCTTCCAAACGTAGCCATTTACGCGGCAGGCTACCGGAAATCAAAACAACTGACGGCGAGGTGATTGATGACCACGCCTTCAGTTTTGCCGCAAAAGTTATGGCGTCCGCTTGCAGAGATTAAAAACTTCGTTGAAAAAATGCCTGATGGAGTTCGCCTTACGGAAGTTACTAAAAAAGTTAAGACATTTGCCGAACTGTCAGGAAAGGAGAGAAACCAGCTCATAGATTTTATCGATAAACGGGAAAGCATCATTGTATTTAAGGTCAGAAAAGAAGGTTCTGGTAACGGAGTAACCTTTTTACGCTACAAAAAATATGGATATCCCAAGCGGGAAGGAAACGTCACAATCATTAAGGACCTTCAATCAAAATTATGTACCAGATGCGGGCAGACAAAATCAGTCAATGATTTTTATTCAGATGCCAGCAAGCGTGACGGGAGAGCCATTTATTGCAAGAAGTGCGAATCTGCAATGAAACGCTCACGCAGAGAATGCAACAAATTAATTCTGCAACAACAGGAACCTGAAATGAATAACCTCAAAGCAGTTTCACCTTCACCAGAAATACTCAGAAAACAGGCTGAAGAATTGCTGAAAGCCGCCGAAATTGCGGAGAAAAAACGCCAGGAAGATGATGCATTCAACAAAAAACTTGCGCCCTTAAAACTTGAAATCCTTCAGGCCGCCGGAAAAATGCAGCTTAAACTGGACGAATTCATCGACTGTATGGATGAAATGAATAAAGCAGTTCAGAAGCTTAAAGAGCTGACCGCCTGATATTAATAAATTGCAACTACCGGAGTTAACTATGAATGAAACAGAACTGAAGCACATTATCGCCCTGCTTCTGGAAGATGCCAGACAGGTTTATCGACTTAGCCCAAATTCCGCAACGCAGGAACGCATCCGGATAGCGGAAACAGCACTGAAACAGGACAATGGAAACGGCATATCCAAATTTAGCGCCGCCAGTGAAAATGAAGTAATAGAAATAAACAGCAATATCAGCGATAGTTGCGTCGCTTACAGCCACCAAATAATTCGTGTAAGCGCAAGAATAATGGAAGTGATGGCAAGTGAGCTTGAAAAGAACAACATCAAGCCCACTGATTGTTGTTTAAGAACCGTAATGAACGTTATTTATTACTCGATGTTCCGAAGTCGCTAACAGCGTCGAGTTTTTCATCAAAAAATGATTCAAATGCATCGTAAAATACGGCAATAGCACCGCCCTTATCTACCGCGGCAGGAACTGCCTTTTGAGGTATATCTTTCTCCCTGAATTGTGTGTTGTAGGTATCGACAGCCAGCCGCATCAGAAACATCACTTTTTCTTCTTGTGTCATAAATTCACTCTCCTTACGGGGTTTGTAGTTGAGGAGTTCTCCACGGGTGAGGTGGAGATCGTGCGCCGGACACGGGTGAGTTCCGGCACTCTCACTTTACTGAACAGACATTACCCTGAAAAGCCAGGGTACTACACGAAAGCGCGAGGCGAAGACTCTTTCCCATAGAAGGATTGTCGTTAGATTTCTTCGACCGTGCGCTTCCGGTTGTGAATAACAACATTGCTGTGTGTAACCCTTGGCGGATATCGGTTTGCCGATTGCTGATGTCCGCCCTTTTTAAAGTGAATTTTGTGATGCGGTGAATGCGGCTCAGCGCACGCGGAACAGTTAAACCGACAGGATGTCACGGAAAGTCATCGTCCCCTGACCCGGCGTTAATTGTTAACTGGTTAACGCCACCTGGAGGCACCAGGCACCGCATCAACAAAGTTCATTTGTGAAAATGGAGATAATTATGATTGCTCATCACTTCGGAACTGATGAAATACCACGTCAGTGCGTGACGCCTGGCGATTATGTTCTTCATGAAGGTCGGACATATATCGCTTCAGCAAACAATATTGAAAAGAGAAAACTCTATATTCGTAACTTCACAACAAAAACATGCATTACCGACTGCATGATTAAAGTTTTCATCGGGCGCGATGGCTTACCCGTAAAAGCAGAGTCGTTGTGACGAGTAATAAAATACACCTTCCATATCTGCCGAAATAAAAACCGCATTAATTATCAATCACGGAAAAATCAAAATGAAAGAACTTGCGCAAAATGAAATATTTTCCGAAACCAGTCCTGATGCAATAAATGAACTCAAAGAAATTGCAGAACGCATCAGTAAAATATGCAAAGAATACAAAATCGACTTTGTATTTTCTTTTTCAGTGCTTACAGAAGTTGGAAATAACGAATATAAAGACAGTCGTTTGGTTTCATGTGGGTTAAATGGCAAAACACCAAGCCCATATATTCATGCTGCATGTGAAGTCGTCAGAAGCAACATTGGAGCACAACAAATCCATACACTGGCGCAGGCTCTTGAATTTGCAAGAGAAAATTCTGAGTGCGACTGCTCTGAATGCCAGCACGAAAAGGGAAAAACAACTCACAAAACAGCAAACCAGGCAACCTTCCACTGAAATAAAAATCCGGCAGCGCAGGCTACCGGATTTCTCCCTGCGTCACCGTATTCGGAGAAATCAGACAAAGGGCCTCTAATTCTAATCCAGCCAGAGGTTTAAATACAATGAGCGCTGATAAACAGACTTTTGCACTACACTGCGAAGCAAAAAACGATAAAGTCAGAAAACGCCTTGGCATCAAAGGCGGTTTTTTCTGGGCTGATGCCAGAAAACTTTCTGTCGCAGTTTCCCGCTGCATTGCAGCCATGGACGATGCAGGCTACGACGAGGATGATTTCAAAAAACCCGTTCGCGTAAATTTCCCCGTCGTGAATGACCTTCCACCGGAAGGCGTGTTTGATACTGAATTCTGCAACCGCTATGAAAAAGGCGGGGAAGATGGCATCACCATGATGGCTATACCCTTCAATGACAACATCAACGGTGAAGATGCCACAACTGCTGGCGATGACAACGATGACCCGGACGGAACTATTCCGGATGATGTGGAGAAAAACGAATCCCCGGACAGCGACGATGACTGTTCTGAGTGTGAAATTCCCGTCGCCACTCTGAGCCTTACTCATCGCTTCCTTCACCTCTTCTTATTCAGCAAAGATGAAGATGGAAAATACCGGCATCATGCCACACCAGAACAACGCAATAACGTGATCCGTATGGAGATGGACACAGAGGACAGTTACCTTCAGAGCCTGCTTACTGCTGTGCGCGCCGCGCATCATGAACTGGATAAACTGACGAACTATCACCTTAGTCGCCTGGCTGAATCTGTAGGGAAAGCATTCTGAGGTAGCCTGAGTTTAACGGACACTCCTTCCTGAAATAGAATGGCATCAGAAGGAGCTAATAATGAGCAGAAAAACCCAACGTTACTCTAAAGAGTTCAAAGCCGAAGCTGTCAGAACGGTTCTTGAAAAT